CCACCGAAGTGAGTTGAACGTGTGGATATTATAACATATCCTTTGTATTTATGTCAACGTCCCCCCCATTGAATTTCTGGGAATGCCGCTTCTACCACCTCAAAGGAAACCTTATACTTGGTATCAAGTTCTTTATCCTTGACTAGGATAAGGATCTCTGCTTCCAATGGGTGAATAGATTCTAGAAGATTGATGAACATCATCTCACGACGTGTCTGAGATAGACCACCATTACCACCTTCAACAAAATGATAGAGGTTCTTCCATTGTGCTCTTAGTGTAGTCTTAGCGTTGGCATCAGTAGAACCAAGTGAGAAACTACCATTCTCATACATCTGACGTGAAGACTCTTCAATCTTGTCAGTTAGTGTTCCACTATAGACATTCTGTTCATCATAACCAGAGTAGGGAACATCACCTGGTGGTAGAGCAGACTCTACAGTCTCATCAAAGTTCCAGATGAATAGTGCCTTTAGAGCACCACACCCATACCTCTTGAGAACATCTACCTTCTTTTCAGTACCCCTAGTACGGGATGCCATGTCAAGAATCTCAAACATCAAAGGATTGTTTGGTAGGGAGGTAGGGACTTTGGGTGCCGCTGGTTTGCGTGCCTTTCGTGCGCTACGCGGTTTCTTGGTTTCTGTCGCTTCTGTCATAATGTTTTCCAAAAAGTAATAGTTTAATCCTCTTCACCAATCCACTCTCCATCCTGACCATAGCTATGCTCAAAACGAATAGCAAGAATTTCATCTGGTAGTACGTTTCCTTCTTCATCGTAGAATTCAGGATGATTGGGTAGCTGGGAGGCTTGTATTGATAGGTACCCATAAGCTAGGTACCCGATAACACCACCTAGGAGGAGGAACATTTGGAGTAGGATAACCCCAAACACAATTGATACGGTAAGCATCTTAATAGCCTCCTATTTTTAGTTATTTATACCCCTAACCTCATTATTATAACACACTAATCCAACGTTCATTATCAAGTGTCCAATCAACAACTTCTTCAATCCTATCTCTTATATTCTTTGGTTCCCAACCCAATGACTTCATCTTCTCCCCACACAATGAGTATCGGAGATCATGTCCCGGTCTTGATGTGTGGAAATCAACCATCTCATAGTTCAATTCCTTTCCTTGAATTTCAGCAATGATCTGTGCTAGTTGTAGGTTATTCAACTCTTCTGTTCCTACAATATTAAACTTGGGACACTTCTCATCACTCTCATAGGATAGGAGGAACATAATAGCATCAGATACATCCTCCGCATGAATGTAGTGTCTAGATCCTGGTATGGTTTTAGTCTCATCACTATGAATAGTTACAACTTGACCATCCCTGATGCGTTTAATACACATAGGTATAAACTTCTCTGGGTGTTGTCTCTGTCCAAATACATTCATAGTGTGTGTGATATACACTGGAACACCATAGGTATTTTGAAATGATACTGCTAGTTCCTCACCACCTGCCTTACTGGCACTATATGGATTGGTTGAGTTGTATCTATCATTCTCCTTATAACTTACACCTGTAGGAGCGGGACCGAACACTTCATCAGTTCCAAAGTAGATAAACCGAATCAAATTCTGTGTTCTAGCAAAGTCTAATATGTTGCAGGTTCCCACAACATTATCCATAACAAACTCTAAAGGATACTCAATACTACGATCAACATGTGATCCAGCAGCAAGGTGTAGAATATAATCTACCTTCCCAATATCTGATGACACCAATGGATTGATAGGTGCCTTTAGGTCATGATATACTATCTTAACTCTAGACTTATGAGGAGATTCTAATAGAATATCATATAACCTATTCAAATTACCACTGAAGTCTAATCTATCTAAACTAATAATCTCCCAGTCTGTAGTTTCTAATATCATTAAGATTAGATGGTGAGCGATAAAACCAGCACCACCTGTCACAAGAACTCTTTTCATCTTTCCAATTCAGTAGGAATATATCCGCGGGATCTGCCTCCCAAATGTTTTATCTTAGCAGTGGATAAAGCATTCAAATATCCCATACGACGTACATCATTCTGTAATTTCTTATCACTATGCCAGTGAATGAATTTACCATCAGATTTTAACTTTCCTATTTGTCTGAACAAATCAATCTCCATCATAAGACAAACACCACACACAAATGGTCCTCCAGAAAAGTATGGTTTGCGATTATTAAAGTTTGCACTAATAATCTTAATCTTATCATCAGAGTTATATTCCTCTACCATAACCTCCAACCAATTTGGAGTTTCAATTAGAGTATCAGAATTTAGCATCATAAAGTATTTGGATGTAACATAGTCAGAACCATGATTAACAGTTCCACTAAAATACATCCTGTTTGGATTCCTGACGTATTTAACATCAGGATATTTGTCACTGAAGTATTCTTCTAGTGTTCCCTCTGATGAAGAGTCATCATCAACTAGAATAACTTGACCGAAGGTATTTGGATTGTGAGATTTGGTTTCTAAAACTGATTCAATACATTCTCCAAGAATTTCATATAACTCATGACAAGGAATAACAATATCAACCTTACTCATTATGGGCAAGTACCCCACTGTGGTTGTAGGGCGGTCTGACCTTCGAAACCAGAATTTAGATCGAAAGAGGAAGGTTTGGTTGTAATGTTACTTACACACCACCCACTTAGGTCTTGGTTGAATACAGTTGAATATCTGAACATATTACCCATGTTTGTAACATTAGCAACATCCCAACCACCAATGTTTTGGTTGAATGCAACTGAATTATCGAACGTACGATTCATATTCGTCACCTTACCAACATTCCAACCACTAATGTCTTGGTTGAATACATTCATATTAGAGAACATATCCTTCATGTTTGTAACATTATCAACATCCCAACCACCAATGGGCTGGTTGAATGCATCCATATTAGAGAACATAAACGCCATGTCAGTTACATTACTAACATCCCAACCACTGATGTCTCGATTGAAGATGGTATTACCACTTAACATATACGACATGTCAGTTACATTACTAACATCCCAAACACCAATGTTTTGGTTGAAGGTACTGTATTGGAACATATACGCCATGTCAGTTACATTACTAACATCCCAACCACTAATGTCTTCATTTTGATGAACCTCCCCAAACATCCCTCTCATATTCGTGACATTCGTTGTGTTCCAGGAAGAAAACCCTGTAACATTGAATATGAAATAACCCCAATCCCAGCGCTGGAACATACTCGCCATATTAGTCACATTAGATGTATTCCAACTACTAACGTCAGCTGTAAAAGGTCCAACGTTGTAGAACATCTGTGCCATGTTTGTAACGTTGGTCATATCCCAATACCCATCAAATAAAGTCAGATCGGGTAGATCTTGGAACGCACGACTTAAGTCTGTTCTTGTGCCTATGTTACTAAGCCACTCTACTCTAACATCAATGCCGCCTGCACTCACAGTAGAACTATTACCAGTGATCACAAATTCTGATTCAGTCGTGAGCTCGGTGCTGGAAGCAGCAGCAGCTATTAATGTTCCATCTAATCGATAGACACCCTCATGATCATAACCATATACATAATCGTATTCGGATTGTAGATCTGTAGTAACATGAATCCAACTGTCTTTGGTTTCCCATACGTTAGGACTAACTAGAGCACTAAACTCTAATCCATTAATTTTCTTTTCAGATCCATCAATAAAACAAACAAACAGATCATCATCTTGAATGCTAGATGTATCTACATCCCCTCCTGCATCAAGTGATACTGTAAATTTGTATGCAGTTCCACTCCTTTCAACCAAAAATACATCACCAGCATTAAGTATAGAAGTGTCTCTGTTTATAAGATCTAATCCCGAAACCTTATAATTAACGCCACTTCTTTGCATTAAGTAATAAGCAGTTCTTATAGACATTTGTTTGTGGTAGTTCTAGTGTTAGTATTTATTGTGGAAGATCATCTAGTTTATTGTAATCTTCACTATCACCTTCAACCTTTTCTAGTTTTTGTTTTGGTTGTGCATACTTTTGAATATATGCTTGTGATAGATTCTTTTCTGTATTCCAATTAAACTCATAGACACCAATATGACCTAGAGTAAATCTCTTGGACATGTATGACTTATAACCAATCTTACGTGCTAGACGACAGAAGGCGTAGTCTTCAGTGAGAAATAATCTATTAGGTGAATCTTCATCGATGTAAGGTGCATATAAATCATAATATTCGTCACTACCCTGATAGAAAAACTTACGTTCAGGGTATGAATCTTGCATCTTCTCAATGACTTCACGTTTAATTAACATGAAACCAGTAGCAACATAATCAGTTTCAAATAGTTGCTCAGTTTCTTCACCACCAGGCATGGGAGAACTTGCCATGTCAATGGGTAGTGACTTCTTTGGATAGAAACCACCCATAATAGGTTTATCATCAAATAACATACTGATAATAGCTTCCTTTGGAAATCTAATATCAGAATCAATCCACATTAGATGAGTCCATGTGGGATCTCTGAGTGCTCTAGACTGCATCACATTCCTACCCAAACTGATGAGAGAACAGTTGGGCATTGTCTCAAAGGTTACATTTATACCATTACTCATAGCATATGGTATAAAGTCAATAAGACTGTGCATATATTGTGTGGTCACTTGACCCATATATGCAGGAGTCAAAATCTTAACAACAGGGGCAGCCATATATCATAGAGTTACTATGATACATTATAACATATCAACTAAGTTCTGGTAAGGCACCAATATCAATGCTAGGTCCAGTAGCACCTGTAGATCCAAGAGGACCTGCAGGACCTATAGGACCTTGAGATCCAGGACCTGATAGAATCTTCCACTGACCTGTTGCACTGTCATATTGATATGTTGTGCCATTACCGGCTAAAAACTCATCACCATTATCTGGTGAACTTGGAAAATTAATTTGAGACATTAAAGGATACCTTGTTCTTTTAGGATTTTAACAGTTTCACTAGCACCACCCAATACCACTCCTTCATTACTGACTACTCTGGGGAAAGTAGTTCTACCAAATTGTTCCATAAACTCCACCTTAGTGAAGTCTAGACCTAGTGTTTTCTTGGTGTATGGGATGTTCTTTAGATCAAATACATTCTCACCCTTT